AAAAATAGAACCTTTTACATCACCTGTGTGATAACCTGTGGTATTACCAGTTACATCACCAGTGACATCTCCGGTTACATCCCCTGTAAAAGTATTTGTACTTACGTCTACCATTACAGTTGAGTTGTCTGCTATTACATCAGAATTAATTGCTCCTGCACTTAAAACACCATCTACTGAAAGACCGCTGAAATAACCATTACGCCATCTTAAAGAATTACTACCAATATCGTAAGCAATGTCTTGTGCTGGCTTTAAGTGTCCGGATACATCTCCGCCTACATTAATTAAATCGCCACCTGTTCCATCACCTAAGTTAATGTTTCCAGTAGCAACAATGTTACCAGTAATGTTTATATTGCCTGTACCGTTAATGTTAAAACCGTTAAGGTCTAAGTTACCACCTAATTGTGGATTTGGATCATTGTTTACAGCGTTAGTTGCACCAACTTGCTTGCCGCCGGATGTGGTTCCATCACCGACATAAACCAATTTTGTGTCAGTGGTATATATTAATTCTCCCGATGCGGGAGTAATAGCTAATCTTTCAGCATTTGTGCCGCGTCTGATCTGTAGGGCCATGTACGAACTCCTGGTAATAATTATTCATATGTATTTATGCCTTTTGGAGAATTCATTTACGTTTCTTCATAAACAATCTAGTTCTATTTTGTATATCTCGCTTAACTCGTTCTGTATCTAATCGGAAATCTATGTTTTCTATAACATCTTCGTATTGAGAAAACAAATCCTCTAAAGCCTCTTCTAAATCTGGAATTTCTTGGTCTAAGGACTTTTTAACGTCAATATCCCAAATTTTACCATCTCTGAAGTATACCTTTACACTATCTAAATACTGTACTGGTATAACTTCAACTTCGACATCATCTAAAATTTCAGGCCAGCGATCTATAACGGAAGGGGGGAGCTTCTTGTTCTTAGGCACCTTCTTTCACTTTACTCTTTTTTTTAGTAGGAACAAGATCTTCTGCTTGTTCTCTAAGACGCTTTGCTTCTTTAAATAAAGAATCTGCCTGTGATCTATACTGTGCAGCTAAATCCTCGTCAGTCAACAAACCATCAGTAGTAACAGCAGCAGCTTCGTTTAACGGCTCTACAACTGATTCAGTTTCTTGTGTTTTTTGTGTTTCTTGTGTAGATGCACCTTTAAGTGCTAGATCTGCAACAGTAACACCTTTTTGTTCTGCGATAATTTGATTTAGTTCTGCTAAACTAATTACTGTTTGTCTATCAGGAGTCATTTCTACAGAGTCAGTGGGCATTTTTACCATCTTGCCTGTTGTATGGAAACCTGCAAGCATGTTTCTGCCATCTGGTAAAGTTGTTCTTGCCATAACCTCAGCAAATTCGTTTGCTCTTTGTCCTGCGTCAGACTCGACTGCTTTCATTAGTGTGTCGTGCTCTTCGGCCATTAAGTTTTCGGTAGTAACTACAACACAGTTATCAGGTTCGTTAGGCACAACTCTGTATGCAACTACAACCTTCCTTTTATTATTTTTAATTCTACCTACATGTTTAAGTGCCATAATTACTCTCCTTTAGCGGCTGCTTGTTGGGTAGAGACTGCACTTAAAAATGTATCTAACTTATTATATACTTGACCAACGGTCATCATTTCGTTAGGTTTAAATGCTCCTCTACTACTTGCAACATCGATAATTGTTTTAATACCTGCTAGGTCTTGGATTGTAAGTTCAGGACCTTGCTCCTGTTGTACAGGTGCTTCTTCAGTTGCAATTTCTTTAGTAACTTCTTCAGTCATTATATACTCCTCTAGTATGTTATTTAATTATATTTTAAGTGTGGACACGCCAAAGTGAAATAAGAACATTCTTTATGATCTTCAAAGCCGATCTTTAAAACTGTATCTATGTCACCATGGTTGTTTACTAGTACAGATTTTCCTATGTAAAATCTGCCTTTTAAGTTAGTAGTAATCCATTTAGATATACTTTGTTCGATGTTATACCTTACTGGTATATTTACATATTCAAAGTGTGGTACAGCTACAGACTGACGGCGAATATTAAAAAAATCGTAATGATTAGGCTTCTTCATAGTGCGCTGTGACGCCGAATGGCGCTTTCATGTCTTTGTCTCTGTGGCCGTGTACAATAAAGATAGTATCACAGTATTCTGGATCACCCCAACTATCCCATGGATACCCGTCTGTAAACATAATAAATTTCTTAGGTTGGATATCATGTTCTTTCATATATTCCCAATTAGCCATAAAGTCGGTACCACCACCGCCCATAATTTCGTAGTCTAATAAGTCATCCCCACCATCTGCACTAAAGTCTTGTTCGTTATAAACTTTAGTATCAAAACACCACAATTTAATATTGTAGTCTTTGTATTCTTCCATGATGCCTTTTACTTCACCTAGAAAATCTTTTGCTTGGTCGTCACCAATAGAACCTGACATATCTAAGCTGACACAAACATCAATTGTGTCCATAAAATTCATTCCCGGTAGTATAGCACCAGTGTGCCAGCCTTTGCGTGACGGACGACTAAATGTATAATCATTGCGAATAGTTGATTGGATTTGCTGACGTAGTAATTCCCGCCAATTCATTTTAGGTTCTGTAAGTTCTTTGATCATACGCTGGATTTCACCTGGCACGTTGCCGGCTCCTGCGCTCTGAGCGGACTGTAACATTCCGTCTTTAATTTCATCGCGTATTTTTTTAAGTTCTTCTTTAGAAAATTTAGGTTTTTTCTTACTGACGTTATTACCGTTTTCGTCTTTTTCTTCTTGTCCATCACCGTCGCCGTCACCGTCGCCCTCCATGTCGAGGTGTTCGTCGAGCATTTCGCCTAGTTGTTTAAGATATTCTTCTCCGTTTTTCTTAGCAGAGTCAAACAGCTCATCGTAGATTTCTTCTGATGTCCATTCTTCATATTTAAAATCTTGATAACAGTCTACAAATTTAGGTTTTTCGCCAATACGATCACGAACAAGCAAATTATTTACTTTGTAATCGGCAGCAATGTTATACAACATAGGGATACGATCACCTCTGCGTCCTAAATGATCATATACGCAATGTAAAATTTCATGAGCAATAACAAACTCAATTTCTTTATTGTTCATTTCATTAAAGAACTGAGTATTAAAATATAAGTTTCTACCGTCAACGGCGGCAGTCATAAGCCACTCGTCGGCAGCAACAATGCGCAAACGTGTAGCCATATTACCAAAAAACGGATGGCGCATTAACAGCCCTACCCGTGCAACAATAATTCTTTCAATTACATCCTTACGCATCTCTAATAATGCGGATTCTGTAATATTAGGATCCGGTTGCCAATTTTTTAGTTTTGTTTGCGTGTCTTTGGCAGACATTTTTAGTGCGGTATATTGAGGTAAAAAATCTAACATTGCTGATCCTGGTTTGTTAATTTAATATATAGTAACATTATTTACTACAAATGTCAACCTAAAATTTATGGGGGACTAAGCCCCCATAAAATATTATGCAGCCTGAGCTGCCGCAATATACTTGCCATAATTATCGTGGAACTCGTCGAAACATTCTACTTCGTCCGGATCAATTGGCAATGCATATTGAGTTAGTGCAAGTTTGATACCCATAACAACAAGTTCGGTTTCGAAATTATCCATTGCAAAACGCAAGAAGTTGTTGACTTTGTCATCAAACTTTTTATCGCCCTTATCGCAAGCTTCTTTTAGTTCGTAACAAAGAGACACAGTCAAGGAATACATAGCACTGATTTCTTTTGACTTTAGCTCTTTTACCTTACCAGAAAGAATATCGCTAGGGTTAGGCATTTGTCCAGCAACTTTACGGTGTGCCATAAATTTGACAGCCAAGCCTTCACCAACCGAGCCACTAACAAGATCGGTGGTGGTGTTCTCATCATCGTCGTCTTCGAGTAATTCTGATACAAACGACCAAGAACGAGGAGTAGCAAAAGAACGGCTAGGAGACTTAGGATCAAAGTCATACAAGTCTTTCTTAGAGAAAGTCAAGTAGCCTACAACATCTTTATGGATGTTGTTTTCAATTGCCCAAACAAACCAGTCATCAAATGATACTGCAAGTTCGATATGTACAAAACGGTTTGCCAATGGAGCCGGCATACGGTAAGTGACGCCTTTATCTGCTTCACGGTTACCAGCGGCGACAATCAAAACGTTGTCTGGCAATTCGTACTGTCCTACACGACGATTAAGAATTAATTGGTATGCTGCCGCTTGTACTGCTGGCGCTGCCGAATTCATTTCGTCTAAGAACAAAATAATGTATTTGTGTTTTGCAGCCAGTTCTGCGTCTGGTAATTCTGCAGGCGCCGCCCAAACCATTTTGTTATCGTTGGCAGCGTAATATGGGATACCTTTAATATCTGTTGGCTCCCAAAGTGAAAGTCTAACATCAATTACATGAGCCTCCATTGATTCTCCAATTTGATGTACAATATCTGATTTACCAATACCTGGAGGACCCCACATAAAAATTGGGCGTTGTTTTTTAAAAGCTCGTACAATGCTTTTTTTAGCTTGATTCGGTGTTACAGTGCGGCTAGCGACAGCTTCCATAATGTATTCCTTCGTTTTTGTTTCAGTGCTTAATTTCTTACTATGTATATATAATAGCATCACTCTAAAGGAAATGTCAACCTTTTTTTCTTCAATTTTATTACAAAACTTCCAGGATTATGTTTAGGCTGTGACCATTCTCTAATATAAGGATGATTATGTGCCCAGGTAGGAAACTCGCGCATCATAGCACCTTGTCCTGTTATGACTACACATTTTCTGTGATTTGCAAGATACGCTTCATCTACTGCACGTTTGAATTTGCGCCAGCCTTCGTGTATGTGATATCCGTGTAGATCAATCCTCATTACCTGATTGTCTTTTCATCGCTTTTGAAATACCATATTTTCTTATATCTCCTGAAAATAGATGCAGTTCGACTGCCTTTTTTTCGTTAGTTACTGATATATTCCGATTAGTCAAGTAGTACGGACAATCAATAAACTGATCTAAAAAAATTAATACTTGGGTTGTAATTTGAAAATTAGCTGGATAAGGAACTTCATAAGTTTGTAAATTTAGTTCTTCCTTTACAAATCTATATCCTTCATCTGTAAGTCGTAGGCCGCCCGCATCCTTGGCTCTAGTATTTTGCCACCATACAGGCATGTATTCTTTCAAAGTAGCATGAGATATAGCAATATCTTTTTGTTTTAGAAATATTTTAGTGTATGTTTCTTTCCAGTTCATTGTTGACCCATTCTGCTATAATATCATGACCGAGGTTATTAAAATGGCCTGCATCGTCGATTACATTTTGCCTTGCTATATTAGGTATATTATTGTATTCGAAGCTGAAGTTGCTTTTTTCTTTTATTGCGTTTACTAGAATATTGTGCTCTAAATTGCCCAGTTCTTTGCTATAAAATCTATAATAGTTTTTTGCAAATTTTATTTTTTGATAATCTTTAGTCCATTGCATCCTTGCATTTCCAGGAACAATAGTTGATATACTTGTATTAGCCCTAATATTGGGATCTAATCTATAATAATTATTTGTATTATAGAGAGAATCTAAATTGACTTGAAAGTCGCCTATTCTAGAAAATCTATGAGGATGAGTAATTTGAAATATTATTATATCTGCTGTGATTAATTTTGAAAATTCTTCTAACAAGTACAACGAAAGCGTTACACTAGAGCCACCTATAGCTAGGTTGTAAACTTTGTCTTTAGATCTAATTTTAGATAATTTTTCAGCCCAACTATAATATTGTTCTGGCATTCCGGCAGTGTAACTGCATCCCAGACAAAGAATATTCATTTCTCTTCTTCTACTTTTTCACCGGAAGTTAGTTTAACTACTGAAAAATCGTTACAATTAAACATATCGTTTAATTTTTTTGCTAAATTGTGTGCGTGTCCTGGATTAGAGAAGGAAACTTTTTTATACTTAGGTCCAGGATAGTTAGTTAACATATTAGAAGATTTCAAATTGAAAGCTTCATCCTTATAGAATACTGCCCAAATGGCTTCAGCCTTCAGAACTTGTTCGCTTTTATATGTTTTTTTATCTATGTACTCAACTAGTACCGTCGGCTTCGGTCTACTCATATGCGCAATCCTTAAATAATATACGCATATATTTATCTCTTTTTAGTTATGTGCGCACATTACTTCCAGCCGGCTCCTGCATCCATATTAATTTGTATTACTTGGTCATCGTTAGATGATTTAGAAATAAGTATTTTTTCTAGGTCGCCGTTCAATCTTGCCATAACTTCTCCCAGTGCAAAAGCAAGTCTTTTAGCTTGGTCTAAAGACATTTTAACTTCTTTTGCTCTACTCGCATCTGCACTTTTTGTTTGGGAAATAAATTGCTGTATTGGCGCAGTATTTAAAGGTTCATTTTGCACGACTTAACTCCTGTCGCATTTCAAGTTCTGTTTTGAAAGGACCTTTATAATGATAACGTTCTAGAGTGATAAGTTTTGGACAAAAGCTTTTCACCCATCCTTTGTCAAATCTTATAATGTAATAACCTGCACAATATAAACTTTTTGATTTTTCACTTTTTGTAAACAATGGAAGTTTACGTTTTACATCATACATATCGTTGTAAGGAACACAACTAGTAGGAAAACTATTGCTTTCTTTCTGTTCGTGTTTTTCTATGCTTAAATTTGTCCAAGTGAGTTTATCTTTAAATTTTTTAGTAAGTTGTTTTTCGTTTTTAAAAAATCTAGTTCCAGTAGAATCGCTGAGCATATACTGGTCATCTGATATAGACAAGGTACCTACCCTAATACCGTTGTCTTCTACAATCCAAAATTTGTTTTTAATAATTTCTTTAGCATTAACGCTCATACGGATACCTCGCTTGTAATGGTTCAGAATAATGTTGTGCTTGATCTGCAATACGTTGCATATCCCACTTAGCACAGAACTTCATAAGACGCATACCGACCTGTGTAACATCCTTAGGTTCTACTTCGTTTATTGTGTTATTAATTATCTCTTTGATATCAGCTGGCTGTGCAGTTAAGTCACAAAGTGTTACATTGCGGTTGTAGTCGTCCAAAACACGGTGCTCAACACCATTATGATCAACCCAACGCTGTAACATAAGATTATTCCAGTTATAACCTTTCGTGGTCTTATCGTCAAATGCTTCCAATAGACCAACTTTATTTTTTGTACCTTTCTTGCGAACGCCTGGATAAGCGGAGAAAACATTGTCACTGGTATCACCTCGCATACATTTTTCAAATAACATAAATTGTGGATTAGGTGCAGGCTTAGGCTCACCTGTTTTCTTGTCTACAACAGCCTTGCCCTTATCATCAAAGTATCCTTCATGTGTAATAGTTGTGTTACTAACGCCGTTATACTGCCTTACATTAGGTGCAATTAGTTGTGCAAAGTCACCGTCTGTACTGATAATAACATGATTGTCATTGGGATGATTTTGTACCCAACCTGCAATAAGATCGTCTGCTTCTAGTACAGGATTATGTAGTACAGTGCAGTTAGTTTTGTCGGAAATAAAGTTTTTAAACTCATCAAAGATTTCAAAGAACACTGCATCTTCTTCAGCTTCACGTGGGCTCATTGCGTCACGAGTTTCTTGACGGTTACGCTTGTACGGAGCATAAAAGTCTTTGCGCCAGCTACGTCCTTCTAAGCAGAATACAACATGGTCAGCGTCAAAATCATTCCATGCCTTTTTAATACTATTAAGTGTAATGTGTAGTGCCATACCTACTTTTGTATCGATATCTCCACGTACTACATGACGTGCTCTAAAGAAAGTGTTAAGTGTGTCTACAAGTATATAAGTTGCCATTTTAGTGCCTATGATGGTTACTATTATCTATTATAGTGTACACGAATATGTGTATTATGTCAACCATTATGATACAGAACTTTTACCTTTATCTATCGGAACAACATTAATATAACCTGCACCTCTATCTGTATCGATGCCTTCTTCCTCTAACATTTGGTATACAATAGTTTTAAACCAAGCATCCACAATTAGTTCGTTTGTTTCACCACTATAACCTGCATCGAGCAATTGCTCGATAAATTCGTTGTTCCAGTCTAGTTCGAAAAAA